CCGATCTGTGCGTTGGCAGCGATTTTATATGCTACCTCGGGTCGCCTGTTGTTATCTGGGACTACTGCTGCCTTGGCTGGCCGAGGCGCTGGCGATGAGACAACCGGCTCGGCGTGTGAGCTTATAGAATCAGACGCTAACGGAAACTTGAAATTACTTGTAAGCCCAGACGGAACCGACGCTACACTAAACGCAGTCACCTTCAATTTTGATGAGACTAGCAAACAGTATATCCGCAAAGTGCTGAACACTAATCCTACAGTCACTAATAGTACGATTACAACTGCTCAAACTAGAACTTCTAATGAGGGTGGCAACTACTGGCTCGGTGAATCGTTTCAGTCAGTGCTCGCTCAAAAGGGAACTTCTACTATACCCACTATGGGTATTCTAGGAAAGGGTAACGACAGTGGAACAATTATTGGAACAAAATTCCATGCTGCAATTCTTCCTTTAGAGAACCCCCTGTCCATAACTGAGGAACTAAGTGATCGCCGCTATGCAGCAAAGCGAGGCACCACTGGATGGTTTATCTCGCAAGATACGAACGCATCCCATACGTCGTATCAGCCTAGCGATATGCGGAAGTTGTTCCGCCTAGAAGCATTAGCTCCTGGATCATGGGCACAACAAGAGATCAAAATTTCTATCTCTAACCTCAAGCTTGCGACCGGCGACTTCCAGTCTTATGGATCGTTTAGTGTTCTAGTCCGTGATATTCGCGACTCAGACAAGCGGATGAATATTATAGAACGCTTTGACGAACTAAATCTTAACCCTGCATCTGCAAATTACGTTGCAAAAGTAATTGGCGACAAGTTTGAAGAATATAACGCAACCGATAAAGGGATGCGAGAATACGGTGTTTACGATAATAACTCAAAATATATTAGAGTTGTTGTGAGTGACGAAGTAGAATCAGGTGCTATGACGCCAGGGCTTGTTCCTGCCGGTGTCTATGGTCCAGTCACTTATCGCCCCTTCACAGTTATTAGTGGATCGGGTGCTCCTACACTGCTTGGAGATTTCACTAGTGGATCATTCGGATTAAAGACTGCCAGTGAGGTAGAAACCCTTGCTGCCGGCGGCGGCTCGGCTCGCTACGGACACCTCGGCGGCGACGCTTTGACAGAGACAGAATACGCCGGAGTTGTAAACCTCAGTGCCCCAACCGCCACTAACCTCCTAGGATTTAGTGGCTCGGTCTTCTTCCCTTCAGTACCTCTTCGCGGAAGAAGCGATTGGGGTGCTCCTAAAAACCTTAGTACCACGTTCTGGGGTGCCTGGACAGGAAAAACCAATACTAATATCAACTTTAATGAAGATATAGTAGATATGGTTCGTGCCCAACCTCGTGGACTACAGGACAATACTACAGTTACTACCTTGGATATAGCTGAGTCTGGATCATATGCAAATTATCAGGCATCACCTCTAAACACAGCCTGGATCTTTAGTCTTGATGATATTACCAGCGCCGCCGACGGTCAGACATATTATTATGTCTCTGGCTCACGCCAAGCAGGAACCAGTCTTTCAGCGGCTAGCGGATCATTTACATTCTGTGTTGATAACGGACTGGATCGCTTTACGGCTCCGCTTTTCGGTGGAACAGATGGGCTTAATCTTCGCGAAAAGAATCCTTTACGAAACGCCTTGATGGATGGTAAGACAGAAAAGACAAGTTCTCCTCTGTATTCACTCCGAGCAGCAGTCAACATGGCTTCTGATCCGGAACGCCTTCAATACAATATGGTCACCATCCCTGGAGTCACTCAGCCTTTGGTTACCGACTATCTATTAGAAACTGTTGAAGATCGCGCCGACGCTTTGGCCATCGTAGATCTTCCTCTTGTTTACTTGCCTGCCTCAGATAGCAACGCAAGCGAGGAAACACGTAGAAACTTTACGGTTAAGCAAGCTGTAGATAATCTTCAGTCTCGTAGTATCAACAACAGCTACGGCGCTACCTATCTTCCATGGGTTATGATCCGTGATACCAATACTAACCGCACTTTGTGGGTCCCCCCATCAGTGCCAGCATTGGGGTCCCTATCATTCACTGACAGAAATGCTGCCCCTTGGTTTGCCCCCGCAGGCTTTACTCGCGGTGGACTTAGTGAGGGTGCCGGCGGATTGCCAGTCTTGGATGTTACCCGTCGCCTAACTTCGGATAACAGAGACTCGTTGTACGAAAACAATATTAACCCCATTGCTAAGTTTCCCGCAGAAGGAATTGTGATCTTTGGACAGAAGACGCTGCAACAAACTGCATCAGCACTGGACCGTATCAACGTCCGACGTTTGATGATCTTCTTGAAGCGTGAAATTTCTTTCATCGCCTCACGCTTGTTGTTCGGTCCTAACGTTCCTGCTACCTGGGCAAACTTTACTTCTCAAGCACAGCCGCTACTTAAGAATGTTAAGGCTCAGTTCGGTGTAGACGATTTCAGAATAGTGTTGGATGAAAGCACCACTACTCCAGATCTAGTAGATCGTAACATCATCTACGCTAAGTTATTCATTAAGCCTACACGGGCTGCGGAATACTTCGCTATTGACTTCATAGTCAGCCGAAGTGGAGCAAGCTTTGAGGACTAAAAAAAGTTTTATAAAACTATATAATAACGGAGAGTTAAAACCATGAGTAACGTTTTTTGGTCATCAACCCAACCTGATCCGAAAAGACAGTATCGGTTTGTGGTAATTTTTGCTGATTCAGTCGGCGCAAACGCCCCTAATCGTATTCCCAACTTTGTTGCCAAAACGGTAACCAAGCCTAAGATTTCAGTGAGTACTGTCCCTCATATGTTTTTGGATCACGAGTTCAAGTTTCCTGGTCGCGTGACATGGGATCCGATCTCAATAACGATGGTTGACCCCGGTGGCAAAGATGATATAGCCGCTGCTCTAATGAGCCGTCTTGGACAATCTGGGTATAAATACCCAGATACAAGCGCCGAGGCACTTATTTCACTAAGTAAAGGTAAAGCTGCCGGTGCTGTGGGTACAGTTGCTATCGCTCAACTAGACGCCGAGGGTAGGGTTGCTGAACAATGGAGTTTGACGAACTGCTTCATTACAAGTCTAGACTTTGGCGGTTTGGATTATAGTTCCGATGAACTCTCAGAGATCACTATAGAGCTTACTTATGATTGGGCTACTTTGAATGATCCTGATAATGTCGCGAACCCAGCCGTTGACCTTCCAGACCCCAATAGGGATCTTTAGGTAATACGGATATTCCATATACAAAAGTAAATTAGTTCAGTATACTGTTACAGTAAGAAACGAAAAGGTTACATTATGAGTAGAAATCAACAACGTACAGGTCTTGCGGATGCTGAAATGCACACGCCCCAGGATACAGAGACCCCCGCCCCAGCGGCGGCGGGTCTGTCAGCGCCAGCTTTCCAATGGTCAGCCCCCACCGAGATGGTGTCTCTCCCGAGTGGAGGACGATTTTATCATCCACAGCACCCCCTACATAACGCTGACACTGTAGAAATTCGTTATATGACGGCGAAAGAAGAAGATCTTCTGACTTCTCCTTCACTAATTAAGGCGGGTATTGCAGTAGATCGGATGCTGGAGAATTTAATCGTAGACAAGACGGTCACATTAAACTCTCTTTTATTGGGGGATAAGAACGCCCTCATTGTTGCTTCGCGAGTAACAGGATACGGACCAGAGTATACTACCAATGTTACGTGTCCTTCTTGTGGTGCGATTTCTCGTCATAGCTTTGACCTAGAAGAAGGCAGGGTTAGTGATTTTGAGGCAGCTTTAACTGAATATGGAGCTACTTTAAACGAGGAAAACAACCTAGAGGTTACACTTCCCTTCTCAGGGGTAACAGTAGCCTGTAGGTTTTTGACAGGACAAGACGAAGTAAACGACTTTAAGCGTAACAAAAAGAAAAATAAGTCTAACAGAGGTAATACTAATCTGACAGACCTTTTTAATAACATCATTGTTTCCGTTAATGGTAGCACCACTCTGGAAGATATTTCTGGATTCGCTACAAACATGCCTGCTAGAGATTCCATCTACTTAAGAGGATTTTATGCGGCTGCAACCCCTAACTTAGATCTATCACAAAATTTTGAGTGCTCAGAATGTGGATATGAAGCGGACGTGGAGGTTCCGCTCACTGTTGACTTTCTATGGCCTAAGCGATGATTATAAAATAGGCATATACGAAGAATTCTTTCAGATGAAGTACTGGGGTGGTTGGAGCTTTTTTGAGGCTTACAATCTGCCTGTTACTGTCCGTCGCTGGTTCATTCAGCGACTAGTGAAACAGAAGAAAGAAGAAGCCGAACAAATCAAAGAAGCAAACCGCCAAGCAAAATCGTCATCAGGATCGCGTCGCCGGTAACTAAAACTTGTTTACCAACCTATTTATTGAGTAGTAAATCATCAGGAGGCTGATCCATGGAAAAGCTTACAGAGAATCAACTAGAAGAGGTGGTCTTTGATTTGGGTGCGGCTCGCAAGGGACAACTCAACGAAAATATCCTTCATGTCTTCGCAGCGTGGATTCAGTATCTTTTATCTAAGATGTTCAAAGGACGAAAAGTTCCTGTAAAAGTTCGTGGAAATCGGATAGAAATTTCTGCCTTTACTGACGCTTTGGTTAATGAGAAAAGATATATGAACTATATTAAAAAATATGGTTTAGATGATCCCATGACCTATAAGCAGAAGGGCAAGTTAGATCTTGCAATTCGCAATTTTGAAAGAGAAGCAAAGATCAACTGGCCAATTCGCGGGCACTAGGTGACTGACAATGGCTAATGGTGACGGAAATAATAGTCTACCTACCCCTGAACAGGTGGCGGCTGCGGCAGAGGCTGCAAAAAAACAAGCCAATTCGGCGGAGCTAGTCAACAAAAAACTTGCAGACCAAGCTAAATTATTAGCCGAGTTAAACACGCTAGAAGATCAAATCAGGGATACTCGCGAGAAAGGTCTTCCTGTATCTGATTCGGCGAGAGTCCGTCAAATGCAGCTTACTGAAGCTACTGAGGACCTGAGGGCTGCCCTGGAAAGACAAGAGGCTGCATCCGCCAAAGCTAAGGCAGCAGAAGAACTTCTAGCTAACGCTCGCCAAGCCGGAACAACCGTCCTGAACAACATGGTGGGTGCTCAAAATATGGCAGCCACATCCCTGACAGGATTTACGGGGGCTGTTTTTGATCTCGTTAATAATTTGGATGAGGCAACAACAGGACTTGGCAAAACCACAGGTTATGTTAACTCCTTTAATAACGATATTATTAAATCAGCGAACGCAACCAAAGACTTCTCCGTCTCCGTCGCAGAGGCTGCGAGTGCTATCGGTGGCTTATCTACTAATATGACCCTCTTCAATACTTTGGGGGCAGGACAAAGAGAACAAATAACTAACACTACTCTTGCTCTGGAAAGGTTAGGCGTCAGTAGCCAATCCACAGGTCAGGCGCTAGATACTCTTACCCGAGGTATGGGACTAAGTGTTGCCTCCGCCGCTGATGCTGCACGCAGTTTTGATCAACTAGCTCAGAGCGTTGGCTTGCCAGTTACAGAGGTGATTGACGGCTTTAATCAGATTTCCGGCGACCTGTCTAGGTTCGGCACAGATGGTAAGAAAGTTTTTGCAGATCTTACCAAACAGGCACGTTCAATGGGTATTTCTATTCAAGAGGCTTTTGACCTCGCTGAGGCATTTGATACCTTTGAGTCCGCTGCTCAACTGGCAGGTAAACTAAATGCCCAGATAGGGCTCCAATTAAACTCAGTGGAGTTAATGAATGCTTCTCACGAAGACAGAATTAAAATTCTACAACGAGAGTTTAAGATGCGGGGTGAGAATTTTGATGATATGTCGCGGCGACAAAAGCAAGCCATTGCCGAAGTGATGGGTGTGGATGTAGATATGGCTTCTCGTATTTTTGGCGACCCCGTAAAGTTAAGAAAATACCAAAGAGAACAAAAAACTTTGGAAGAAAGAGCTAAAGCTGTCACGACAATCCAGCAAGACTTAAATAACTTGTTCCAGGAGATGATGCTTATTTTAGGTCCAGTGATTAGTGGTTTGCGTACTCTCACCAAATATATAGCTAGTTCTACTATCCCAAAATATCTTCTTCTTGGCGTAGCTATTACTAAGCTCGTTGGAGGAATGCCTTTGTTGATCAAGGGTATTGCTGGGTTAGTATCCAATTCAAGTATGTTGACGGGCATTGGTGAAAAGATGGGTAGCTATTTCAGTAGTGCAGGAAAAGGAGCAAACCAGTTAGCGGCAGGTACTCAAAAAGCAGGTAAAGCATCGGCAGCTAGTTTAGGAAGCCTTGCCGGTATGGCGTTAGTAATTGCAGCAATCGGCGCTTCTATATTCCTTGCCGCTACCGGAGTTGGTAATTTGGTTGCATCTTTCAAGGGGCTGGGAGACGCTGCTCCTTATGCCGTTCTCGGGATCGTAGCCTTCGCCGGAGGCATGGCACTCTTAATACCTGCTCTTGTGGCAGTGGGAACTGTTGGGTGGCCCGGTGTGGCAGCAATTTTAGCTCTAGGCGCTGCAACAATGATGATGGGGAAAGCTGTGCAGTGGGCTAGTGGTGGAATTACGAAACTTGTAGAATCAATTGGTACTCTAATTACAGGTGTTATGGGATCAATATCAGGAATCTTCAACTCTGTCAATGGATTTATTACAACTTTGGCAAATATGGGAGCACTTCAGATAGGCAAGGTAGCTCTAGCAATCGTTGCCTTGGGGAAAGCCTTAGGCGAATTGCTGTCCATGGACACGGCTGGAGCACCAGCACTTCACAAACTATTGCACTCAATTGCACAAGCAGGAGATGGTCTAGAGAAAATCCAAGCTAATGCTGAGTCCCTCAAGTCACTGGAGCGTGTAATAAAGGTATCAACAGAATTGGATGCTGCAAACGTTGCAGGACTTCAGGCAATGGCACAGGTTGCTTCCGCTCCGGCGCAAGGCGCAGGGGCTGCCGCACCGAGTAAAAAATACAACATTCCAATTACGTTTAAAATTAATAATTCGGATATGCAAAAGTATGTTGTGGATATAGTTGATGAAGAATTTAATGTAACGAGGGTCCGCTAAAATGGCTGATAGTAAAAATAAGTCTCGCTCATCGTTGCGCTCAAACGAATCCGCCAAAAAAGATAACGGCGACTTTGGCGTAGGGGAAGAAAACCTATACAATAAAGGTTTCGTTTTACGCATAGAGCATGTTCCCACTAAAAGAACGGTTGAGTTCTCTGCCTTTATCACTGACCAGACCGATGCTTTTACTAGCACTTGGACCGAGGAAACAGTTTTTGGTCGTATGGATCCGATTGCTACATTTGAATCTACTAGGCGTGTGAGCAGCATCGGTTTCACTGTGCCTTCTTATTCTCGGGTGCAGGCTGCTCATAACTTAGCTCGCATAAATACTCTTTTAAGCATGTTGTATCCCACCTACGCAGTTCAGGGTGGCGACAACGCAGTGGGCACTACATTAAATATGGGTCCGTTAGTACGGGTCAAATATGCAAATATTATTGACAATGCTGATGTTCCTGGTAAAGGTCTTTTGGGATATATTACGACAGGTATAACTGTCACTCCTAACTTAGAGGCAGGAGTGTTTGCTACGACTGGTGGCACTCAAGGTACGGCTACCGGAATAGAGGGCAATGAAATTTTATACAGAGCTTATAATGTAAACTTTGAACTCTCTGTGTTGCATGAGCATTCTCTCGGGTTTGTAAAAGGATTAACCCATGACGGAAAGGAAGGGTGGGTGTTTCGCAGTCGCAAAGGTGCTTTCCCTTATCAAAACAAAAAGCACTTGCCCTACACTATTCATGGAATGGACTTTTCCGACAGTCAGGGCAGCACTGCGTCCACTTCGGTTGGTCCCGGCTCACCCTCCGCAGCGGCGGCATCCGGACCCATCCCATCAGGGAAGCAAGTACAAGTCCCTCCTCTTCTGGGACTTAATGTGGGCAAACCTAATACCGAAGAACGTAGGAAAGCCATTGACAAACTAAATAAGTCAGGTGCAAATGTAGCAAAAATTCAAAAACTATTAGGATCTTCAACAGGATTTAATCTTAATTCTGCTGCTGGAAGGAACTACGCTTTACAAAAGCTTTCACCGACTCAGTTTACAGCCATCCAGGGACAAGTAGGAAACATCTAAGGAACATAGCATATGGCATACTCTAGAATGACGGCACGAACTATTTTCACTAACGATCTTAAAGAATATCAAAAAGAATTCTTTGATAAGCGTGGAATTAAGCAAACCCCGCAGTATAAGACAGGGCGATTCCGCCCCTTGACAGCGGCTCAAGTACAGAGCCTAAATACTATATCCGTGACCTGGGAATCGCACCTAAGACTACCTGTATTGGCTGAGGAAATCTATGGTAGTCCAGAATATTGGTGGGTTATATGCCTTTTCAATCAGCTTCCTACTCCTGCTCACTTTAAGCCTGGTATGATTGTGTACGTGCCGCAACCTCTTGATGAAGTCTTAAGTTATTACGGGATCTAGATATGGCTGACTTACTATCCCCAGCAGAAAAAGCGGAGCTTGCTCGTCAAAATGCCCAATGTTTGTTGGTAAATAATCTTCCTGATGTTCTCGCATATACTGGGCTGTTGTCCGGTAACAGTAACAAACGTGGTGGGGCTTTCCCACTTCCTAACGTTCCGAGGTCGCTCAAGGGTTTTCAGACCCCTGGCTATGCTGGAGCCCTTCAAAAGACCTTGTGTCATCTCGGGTCGCCCGATAAGCTAGTCAACGCCCTCACGGCAGACTTGACCCCTCCTAAAGCTTTTATACATGCGACCCCAGCACAGTTATCTCAACTCCAGCCCCGTGTTGATTTTTATATTCGTTCCAACGAGCGATCCAATGCTGGTGTTACTACTCCCACAGATCGTAAAATTATATTTAGTGATTATGTGAGTGGCGAAAAAATGACAAAGCTTCAGAGTGTTCGCGACGGTTCGGGGGTATTAGATGGATCTTCTGGGGGGTGGAATGTAGGGCTGAAAGAGTTTAGTTGGATCTATGACAACAAACACGAGGGAGATAAAATTGTTAAAGCTAAGATGATCATGTATTTCGGGTCACTAACTGAACTAACTAATAATTACTATCTAGACTTTTTGTTTGTGAGTGGCCGCCGCACTTTGTCAGCTAGTGGAATGAAAAATGAAACCGATAAAGAAAAAATTCAAAGGTTAAGGCAAAGTTTAGAAAAACGCAAAAAGCAACTAGGCTCTGGAAAAGTTAGTAGATCACCCACAGCTACCCATCGTGACGCCCGACAACTTAAAGTTATTTTGGGCTGGGCTCTTCCTCCGCAAAAGATTTATGATTTGTTTGAAGATGCGGTTCAAGCAGATAATTTTTACGAATCTGTGAGACAATCCCAGAGAACACTGCTTCTGAACCTTACTCAGTATGATCTTAATTTTAATCAGAATGGCTCGGTAGAGGTTACTTTAGAATACATTGCAAGTTCCGATGCATACATGGTCAGTCCTCAGGCAGACGTTTTGGCTGACCACCGAGACAATCGCGATGGTGACTTTATCGCTACTGGGCGCTCCGGTCTCAACCGATATATTGGCGGCACAGGACGATTATCTGAACTTTACCCGGATGGATACATATATAGAACTTTGCGTGCTGCCCTTAATGCCAGACCTCCGACTGATTCTGACGGAGTGGAAGTATTTGGTGTAACAGGGACTAAAATTTTAGCAGAGATAGATTTCTTAGATGAATTATCACAGTTGTACTCACTCACCTTGGCTAACAGTACGGATAAAGCCTCCCAAGAAAAAGTGCGTCTTGCACAACAGTGGTTGGAAGGCGCGGAGGCTGTGTATGCTGATTATTTATCTGCATCAGCCACATCTAAATATCAAAGTTTTTTATTAAAGCTGGTTGGAAATGGTAGGTGTTTTCGTGCAGTCGCCAAAACCGAGTTTATTAGAGCACGTACAAACCAGTCTGGACCTCCCCCAAAGTATTACAAGCTAGAGGGGGGAATTTCCTCTCTTAAGCATGGGACAACAGATACTACTACTACATCCGCCCGCCAGCGTATGAGGAGGCTCGCAGGTGCCATCGCCAAAGCCAAACAAGATGGTATTACTGCCCAAGAATATTTAGATGGCGACGGCTCTGCCGGCGGCAGTAATGGAATCATCAACCCTGATGACCCTGCTGAGACATCGCTAACCACTCAACAACTCCAAGACGGTAAGCGAGAGATATTGTTTGTGCGCCTAGGAGACCTCATACAAGTCGCGACTGACTCGTGTCTTATGCCGCCGACTACTCAAATTATTTTAGGGAGTTTTTCCCCCCGAGAAGCTCGTATGAGAGGTTTTGCTGACGGTGAATTGGTATGTTTAGCAGAGTTACCAATTTCTTTAGATTATTTTGGGCAGTGGTTCTTTGATCATGTGATATCTTCAGATCGCGATGTTTACCCTTTTCGCCGTTTTTTGGATGATTTGCTTAATGACTTGGTTAATCCTATTTTAAATGAATTATGTTCTCCTAACAATACTCGTCTTACAGCAGCATATACAAATTGTGTAATTGCGGCAACTGATACTGTGGAAAAGAATATATCACCAGGTGGTACCGCTACTGACAACAGCCTTATCCCAGTGGTTAAGTTAGCAGCGCAAAAAGCATCAACATCTAGCAAGGACGAGGAACTCATAACTCTCTTGCTTATTCATGCAGAGCAGGTGAATGATGAGCGTGTTGGCGATCGGACAGTAGATGAACAGGAAGGAGTATACCATTTTTTCCTCGGAGCAGACAGGGGACTTGTTAAGGAATTTAACTTTTCTCAAAAGCAGATGCCCCAGTTACGGGCGATGAATATTGAAAAGGTAAACCAGGGGGCTTCTAAGGCTGGCATACTTATTTTGCCCATGGATGTATCTTTACGCATGTTTGGTAATTCTTTGCTCAGAAATGGGAATATGATTTTTGTAAACGCTAATTATGGTGTCGGACAGCGCGTTGCCGATAGTCTCAAGTTGGGCGGCTATTATAGAGTTTATAAATCTACTAATACTATCCGCCCTGGCTTTTTTGAGACTACGGTGGATTGTATTTTTGAAAGGCCTCGCATCAATCCAGCGCCAAAAGTAGACGACAAGGGGAACACGATCGGTGGCATTTAAAGACGCAGGAGAGAGATTAGCATCAGACATGAGTGAGGGGTCTAATGAGCTTTCTTCTGAGGCAGTCTTTCGCGAAAGAAAAAAATATAGAGATGTAGTATTTCCTGATGGAATGATTGACAACATGTGCGACACTTGGGGTAAGGACCGTTTTTATGGCAAGATAAGCCCTCGGGGTAATGCCGTATTGCCCATGGGTCGCCGCCTTAAACCACTACGTTATACCACAAGGGGAAGAAATTTCTTGGCTTTAAATTTTGTTGCAGATGCGTGGCGTGACTTAGCCGAACGATTGAGAGAGCTTTCGGATACGGGGATTATTTTTGAGAACTCTCCCTGGTCATCTCCAGATATTCACAAAGCCTATCAGAGTACAAATTATGATTATGATGAATATATTAAAGACGCTGTATTCCCAGTCTTTACTGAGGTGTTTATGGATGGCGAAAAGAACACCAAGTTGAGAGACTTTAATTCCTTTATGGATCTTTTTTCCGAATATTACAAGGACATTGTTTTACGAGCAGGAGTCTTGACTCGTTCTGCGTATGTAGAGAGCGCAATGGCTAGCCCCCTCTGTAGTGGACTGGTCATAGAACTTGGCAATGATTCTTACGATGACGATTTTTTGAAGATAGAAAAGTATGGAGACTTCAACTTTAATATTGTTGCTAGCATAGCATCTCAATATGGGTTTCTTATAGATCGTAATGTGCCTTGGAGATTGGTAGCTGATCTTTCCAGCAAAGCAATGCAGGAGTATATGATTGGAGTACCTATCGCAGGAATTGAAGGAGACTTCTTAAATCAGCTAGACGAATGTCGGCAAGTTATGAGAAACAATCCGTCTTATGTTCCTGACTTTTTTGGTTATTCACAGATCCCTGGTTTTGAAGATGTTCGTCGGCACATACACGCCTACATTGATCAAGCCGGCGAATTAGAACCAGGATATCCAGCTTATTATCCTATAAAAAACACCTCCAACCAACAAGAAATCGCCTCTGTTGTATTTTCTCAGGCTTTTGAGGAGACCTGGAAAACTGATATGGATTATCTATCCCCTTATTTTTTAAAGATATACAACTCTTACGTTGGCGCTTATCCTATTGTGAGCATTTATTTACCTGGTGACCCTGTTTGTCCTTTGGGGAAACAGATAACTATTCAAAGAGAGCCAATCACTACACGAACTATTGCCGGTGCATCCTCTCGCTACGGTGATCGCTGGTCTTATAAAACTTTTTACAACATTCGTACCGAAGAAAGAAGAAAAGGGTATTCTATAACTCAAGATGGGGTTAACCTTAGGGATGCCACTAATATATATGACTTCCGGACTGGCAACCCTGCTTCCCGTTATACAGCAACTTTACGATTTATTCAAAATAACTTTTTAGGACCTTTGGTGAACAAATTCTTAAACATTCGCACTGTTGGTGATATTCTTTCATAGAGGTATTATGTTATTTCAAACTTTAGATGATAAAGCAGAGTGCGTGGGAATCTGTAGCGACGGCCAATTGTATTTTCAGCCGGACGACATACCACAGAACCTTTCTCGGACGTGGAACTATGCGCCATATTTACGACCCTTAGACATAGAGTATGCCTCCTTGTACTTGGAGGGCGCTCTGTTGAATGATTGTCTTCCAGAATATCTTAAAGATGACTGGGAGGACGTTTCTAAAAAGCTGACCTCGTTTAAGAGATCACTAGATCTTGGACAGGTTAATCTCCAAGAGAATTGTTTTTATGACTTGGTTCCTAAAAGATTTTTATTAGATTTTTGTGGCATCAAAGATAAAATAACTTCCTACGTTTTTGAAAATATTCGTCGCCCTGATCGCTATAGTTTTTATCACCATGTGGCTTGTATGCTGGGTGATATCAGTACACACCCCGTCAATGTGGATCATCGGGTTTTGCAAAGCCTATCTCAACCTAAATTAAAAAACCAGATAGAACAGATTAAGTCGCGCCAACATGTGGTTTATAAACAATTTGGTACCAAAACAGGTCGTCTCAGTACTGCTAAGAATTCTTTTCCCATCCTTACTTTAAATAAGTCTTTACGCTCAGCGATCAAGCCTACTAACGATTATTTTATAGAAATTGATTTTAATGGGGCAGAGGTGCGAACTTTGATGGGGATATTAAATATGGAACAACCCACAGAGGATGTCCATAATTTTCACTTAAGAGAAGTTTTCCCCGAACTTGCAACTCGCGACGAGGCTAAGGTTTCCTTCTTTGCATGGCTCTATGGATCCCGCCGCCATACTAACGCAGCCGCCATAAAAAAGTTAGAATCTTATTATAACAAGACAGCAATTTTAAAGAAGTACTACCAAGATTCTGTTGTGACGACTCCTTATAATAAGATAATGACAGGTGTAGATTCTCATCACGCTCTGAACTACCTTATTCAATCTACCGCAGCAGAACTCACACTAAAGCAGTCCCTAAAGGTAGAGAGGCTGCTGTCTCAGGCGTCGCAGGGATCTCATCTAGCTTTCATTATTCATGATGCTATTGTTCTAGATATCAAAGAGGCAGACCTACCCCTATTGCCTGCGATTATTCGCCTGATGTCGTCTACTAATTTTGGCAAGTTTGAGGTGAACATAAAACAAGGAACCTCATTAGGGTTAATGAAGGAAATTAAAAACTAAATGGATAAAATAATTGGCTTAGGAAAGCTTGGCTGTTCTATCGCAGATGAGTTAGCGGAACACCCCGAGTATAGAATTTATAAAATAGGATCTGCGATTGATGAACGAGCAAGCTTGTCAATTGGAGAGTTCTCTGATATAGAAGAATACGAAAAAGGTGTGGATGCCGGCGAAGTAGAGATTTATCTTCGCACCGTTAAGCCTGGCGAGGATGTTTTGCTCATATTGGGTGGAGGAGATCCTATAGCCGGCAGTGCTCTAAAGATATTAGAGACGATCAAGGACGCCAAAATTTATATACTTTATGTGTGCCCAGACAGGGGAATGATATCAGAGATTCAAAAGCGAGACGACAAAATATCATTCAATATAATGCAGGAGTTTGCTCGGAGTGGAATTTTTGAAAAGATATTTCTCGTAGATAGAACTTTAGTAGAAGAGTTGATGGGGGAGGTGGCGGTTCAGGATTATGAGAAAAGTGTTTCACATTTTATTTCTTATGTTGTGGCCATGATTAATTATTTCAATCACAGTGACCCCTTAGTATCATCTAAGATTGACCCCCCAGAACATTGCCGTATAGCTACATTCGGAATTTCTAACCTAGAAGCTAAAGATAAGGAAGTTAATCTTCTATTTCCTTTAGCTTCTATTACAGACTTTCATTTTTTTTATGGGGTTCCTGCGCAGCTATTAGAATCAGATGGAACTTTGATGAAGCAGATCAAAAACCATGTAAAGGGTTTTAAAACCAGCGATCAATCCACCAGCTTTTCGGTCCACGCGACCTCATTTGAAAACATAATGGTTTTGTGTTCGGTTTTCTCCCATCAAATCCAGGCTTTTGCAAGCAGCTAAAACTAATTACCCTACCTATTTATATAAGTTGCGTATACAGACCTCGGGGGAAAAGCTCAATTGTCTCAGCGAAAAAATGGTTTTCTATTGGCTTCGTTTCTCCAAACAGAGGACGATAATAAGATCTTGGAAGAAGTAGAATTTATTGCTTCTAGTTTAGAACTAACAAATAAGTTTATCTTTTTACTAGTTCACAAAGATGACCCCACTAAAAAAATACTTACCTACAATGCACAGCCTCAAAGTGGCTCGCCTTTTAATTCCCGTCTTTATACAATTAGAATTCATCGTAAAAAGCAAACCAATACGCTTTATACCATTAATGCGCTCAATGCCGCAATAGCCTCTCAGCACGACGGAAGAACAGGGAAAGATCTACGTCTAGACTGGACCCCTTATCAGGACACCCTCTTGCTTACCTCGGGTAAAGAACTTAAGTTAAATCCTATTGAAGTTGTAAAGATTTTTCAAATAGAAGACGAACCCGAAGAAAATTAGCTTTACACCCTCTCCTAATGTGGTATAGTAGATACACGGTCAACTAACCAGTAAAGGAGAAATACAATGGGTATTGACTTGAGCAAGATGAGAGCAAAGCACGCTGCTCTTACGACCAGAGGAGGCGACTCCTCAGAAAACTATTGGAAGCCAGACGAGGGCACGCACCAGTTGCGACTAGTATGCCCGCCAAACGGCGATCCATTCTTTGAGGCATATTACCACTACGGCATGGGTGCCGAAGGTAAGACTACTGTCCTCAGTCCACGCACTAATGGCGATCCCGATCCCATTGCAGAGTGGGGAACCAGTCTTTGGAACGAAGGCACTGACGGCTCAAAGGAAGCAGCAAAACGCTTCTGGCCTAAGATGCGAGTGTTCGCTCCCATCGTCGTCCGTGGCGAAGAGGACAAAGGCGTTCGCTGGTGGGGCTTTTCCCGCACCACCTACCAAGCACTACTTGATGTAGTTCTTGACCCCGAGTACGGGGACATTACCGATACCGAAAAGGGTACGGACATTCGCATTGACTACGGCAAGAAGTCGGGTCAATCATTCCCAACGACTGATGTGCGCCCTATGCGCCGCACCTCACCCTTGGCGAAGACCGAAGAAGAAGTCAACACTCTTCTTGAAACTATCAAAGTCGCTGCGGATGTTTTTGAAGTTGCTACTTACGAGGCTTGCCAAAAGGTTCTTAATGATACCTTGGGCGAGACGGAGACTACAACTACCTCCGAGTCCACTCGTTACAGCAACGATACCACGACCACTGCCCCTGCCAAGAACAATGGCATGGAAGGTGTGGCGGATATTGAATCAGCGTTTGATGATTTGCTGTCATAGTTGACCAGCACCCGCAGGGGGGCACGGGGTTACAGGTGCCCCTCCCTATGGAAATGGAGATTAAATGGGAAACAAAGCTGGAAACAGCCTTGTAAGTGACTTGCGCAGCGAGTTAAACAAGGCAGCTAAAGAAAATATTGCATATGATTTGCATGGGGACAACCCCACGGATGTAAAGACTTGGATCTCAACCGGCTCAACGCTTTTGGATTATATTATTTCCAACCGCAGAGACGGCGGGATCCCTGTCGGCAAGCTCACCACAATTGCTGGTGAGTCTGCTAGCGGCAAGAGTCTTGTCGTCACTCAGATTCTAGCCAACACACAAAAGATGGGAGGCGTTGCTGTTTATATTGATACAGAGAACGCAGCCTCCCCAGATTTTATGGAACAACTAGGACTTGATACAAAGAACAACTTTATGTATGTTCAGCCTGGCACGATTGAAGAAGTGTTTGAAACTATTGAACGTCTCATCGGACTCATCAGGGAGAAGGCCCCTGACAAGCTAGTCTGTATTGTATGGGACAGTGTTGCTGGAACTCCAGTCAAGGCTGAAATTGAAGGGGACTATGATCCCAACAGCCGTATCGGACTGACTGCCAAGGCACTAGCCAAGGGTATGCGGAAAGTGACGGAGACACTCGGCAAGGCACAGATCGCCCTAGTGTTTACCAACCAGTTGAAAACCAACATCGGCGTGATGTTCGGAGACAACCGAGTTGAGCCAGGCGGCAAGGCTTTACCTTATCATGCGTCCAGCCGTATCTGGCTGACCCAGCACAAGGGAAAAGCCAATGGTCAGATCCTAAACGAGAAGAAGCAGGTCATTGGTTTTCATACCAGTGCCAAGACGATGAAGTCTCGCTTCGGACCATCACCAAGGAGTTGTCAGTTTGATGTACTATTTGACCTTGCTAACGACCGTGTTGGCGTTGATGATGAGGGTTCCTGGCTTAGTGCTATCGCTGGCACGCCTGGCTGCATTCGCAGCGGCGCTTGGTATACTATCAATGTTGACGGGGAAGATAAAAAGTTCCAAAGTAAAGACTTTTCAAAACTCTTAGAAGATAAGAAGTTTAAGGAAAGAGTTCTTGACATCCTAGAGGATGAGTGTAGAATAGGTAAGAAGTAGAGGGTGTCTTTAGTATGGAGTATGAACCGACCAGTGAGATTAATGATAAATTTCTTAGGCTGGCAATCCGCCGTATCACTGGAACAAAATACAGCGAACACATTCAGCATCGCCACGCTGCTATTATTGTAAAGGGCGGACGAGTCTTAGCTGTCGGAAGAAATAGAGACAAGACGCATCCTGATTCTATCTTTTATGATAACGGCGAGCGCATCCTTAAAACTATTCATGCTGAGTTTGACGCCATCTCCCGTGTGAAGAACAAGCACCAACTAAAAGGTGCAACCATTTATATAGCTCGCATGGGGCGCAGTGGACACCCAGGGATGTCGTGCCCCTGTGAGATGTGCCAGGGACTTATTAACAAGTATGGATTTAAAAAAGCTGTGTATACTACCGATTATGGAACAGGCGTCTTAGAATTTACAGGAGAAACACCTTGAAGAGACTATTGATTATTGATGGGCAGAACATGTTCATCCGCAACTATGTTATGTCTCCCCAGTTGGATATCAACGGGAATCCAATTGGGGGGCTGACTGGTTTTATGCGCTCCCTTCAGAAAGAAGTGCGACGTGCCAAGCCTGACCGAGTTGTAGTCTGTTGGGAAGGTCCCGGCGGCTCACAAGCTCGCAGGGAAAAGAACAAGAATTATAAACTTGGACGCAAGGCTCCAAAGCTCAACCGAGAGTATGAGTTTGCTACACCAGAGGCTGAGCGAGAAAACAAGTACGACCAGCTTATGAAGCTGACGGAGTATCTGGAGCAACTTCCTGTTCTTCAGGTGTCCTTAGAAAATGTAGAGGCTGACGACATCATCGCTTGGCTCTGTCATTGCAATGAGTATGACGAGTGGCAGAAGGTTATTGTATCTAATGACCAAGACTTTTTGCAGCTTTGCGATGATAAGACTGTTTTGCTGCGACCCGGCAAGAACGAACAGGTTATGAATAAGAATAAAGTGCTTGAGGAATATGGTATACATCCTCGTAATTTTGCGTGGGCACGAGCAGTTGTTGGAGATAAATCTGACAATTTAGAGGGAGTTAGGGGTCTAGGCTTAAAGACTATGGCCAAAAGATTTCCCTTCCTTTCAGAAAATAAAGACTATGGTCTGGAAGATATTTTAACGCACGCAGAGAATAATAAAAATAAAGTTAAGGCTTTTCAAAAAGTTCTTGAAAGTGCTGAAATTATTGCTTCAAATTATGATATTATGCAGCTATATACCACTGTCATATCACCGCAAGGAGTCCGCAAGTTAAAATACGCAATTGAGAACGACGGGGTTGATCTCAATCGCACCAAGATTAGGACAATGCTCCTCAAGGATGGGATTGGCACACTGAATATTGACGAGCTTATGTTGATGCTCAACTCTCATAGGAAATAAACGAGAGTTGCCCTTCACATTTTCAGCAATTAAGTTATAGTAGAGGACAAGGAATTTAAATGACCGAACAACAGTACAGTACATTTAGTAAGTTCGGAAAATCCTTCCAAGAAAAACTAGTTAAGACAATCCTCTTTGACCGCAACTTCGCGAACCAAATGGAGGAGGTCTTAGATACCAGCTATCTAGAGTTGAAGTATCTTCAAGTTTTCGTGGACCTGATGTTCCAACACAAGCAGGACTATCCGCATCCAACCTATGAAGCAATGGTTTCAGTTGTGCGTACACAGACCGAAGATTACTCAGATAGTATTATCAAACAGGTCATTGAGTTCATGGCTCGCATCAAGAGCAATGCTATCGGCGACGAGGACGAAGAGTATGTTAAAGAGAAGTCTCTAGACTTTTGCAAGAAACAGAAGCTAAAAGAAGCTATCCTCAAATCCGTAGACCTTCTTCAGTCCCAGAGTTTTGACCAGATTCAAAAGGTTATTAACGAAGCAATGAACCTTGGATCCGATAATGATCACGGCCATGACTACCACCAAGATGTTCTTGACAGATTTGAAATGAAGATGCGCAACCCCGTCTCTACACACTGGGATGAGATTGATCTTATTACTAAGGGCGGGCTCGGCAAGCGAGAGCTTGGCGTAGTGGTTGCTCCTACTGGTGCAGGCAAGTCTATGGCTCTTGCCCACCTCGGTGCGATGGCTGTGGTCAAGGGTAAGACTGTGGTTCACTATACTCTAGAACTTGCTGACACGGTGGTTGGTCAACGCTATGACTCCTGTATCACGGGAATTGAACTCACAAGCTTGATGTCCATGAAGGATTCTATTGTTGAGGCAGTGGCACTTATCCCTGGACAACTCATTATCAAAGAGTATCCTACCAAGTCAGCCTCTACCCGCACCATCTCAACACACCTAGAGAAACTAAAACAAAAGGGTATCAACCCCGATATGATTATCGTGGACTATGCTGACCTTTTGAAACCAACAGCATCTGGGTTCAAGACCCAGGAACTCCGCCACAGTCTTGGCAATACCTATGAAGAGTTGCGAGCCATCGGTCAAGTGTGGGACATCCCAGTGTGGACAGCATCCCAGACAAACCGTAGTGGATTGAACGCTGAGGTCATCACGATGGAAGCCATTAGCGAAGCATTTAGTAAGTGCTTTGTAGCTGACTTTATCTGTTCCATCTCTCGCACGGTTGAGGATAAGACCGAGAACAAGGGTCGTATGTTTGTGGCCAAAAACCGTAACGGCGTTGACGGTATTGTTTACCCAATGGAGATTGATACCTCAAGGGTTCATCTCCGAGTTCTTCCACCCGACGAGCATTCTACAATTGATGCTGTGGTGATGAAGACCAAGCAGGAGCAAGACGCCCATCTTCGCGAAAAGTATAAGAAGTTCAAAGCCACCCGAGATAAAAAAGCAGAAGACGCCCGCCAAAAAGCGGACGATAAAAAAAAAGAGAATGACGAACAAAAAAGCCTCAAGCAAGGCTTACGAGATTTAAAACAAAAACTTGAAAAGGAGCAAGCCGCATCATGAATGAGCAAGACGTATCAACACAGATTTTATCTGACATCACAGTGTATATGAAATACGCCAGATACTTACCTGAAAAGCAGCGCCGTGAGACTTGGGAAGAACTAGTCGCTCGGAATATGGATATGCACATGAAGAAGTATCCTAACCTCAAGCAAGAGATCAAGGACAACTATCAGTTTGTGTATGATAAGAAGGTCCTTCCCTCTATGCGATCCATGCAGTTCGCAGGGAAACCTATTGAAATCTCACCCAATCGTGTATTCAACTGCGCCTATGCTCCCGTAGATGACTGGCGTGTGTTTGGTGAGATTATGTTTTTGTTGCTTGGTGGGACAGGCGTTGGCTACTCTGTCCAACAGCATCATGTTGACGAACTCCCAGAAATTCACAAACCAAACCCAGAAAGAACCCGGAGGTATTTAGTAAATGATAGCATTGAAGGATGGGCTGATGCAGTCAAACATCTTATCCGCAGCTACTTCTTTGGTGGCTCTAAGCTACGATTTGATTATAGCGATATTCGCCCTAAGGGTGCTCGCCTTGTAACCTCTGGCGGCAAAGCCCCAGGACCCCAACCTCTCAAAGAGTGTCTGGTTAAGGTTGAGGGGGTCTTCCACGAAAAGTCTGATGGCGATAAGTTGTCTGCCATTGAGGTCCACGATATTGTTTGTTACATCGCCGATGCTGTTCTTGCTGGTGGCATCCGCCGTGCTGCTTTAATCTCGTTATTCTCAGCAGATGACAACGAGATGATTGCCTGCAAGGCTGGCAACTGGTGGGAGACTAATCCGCAGCGTGGCCGAGCTAATAACTCAGCCGTGCTTTTGCGGCACAGAGTTACAAAAGAATTCTTCCTAGACTTATGGAAACGAGTGGAAGCCTCCAACGCTGGTGAACCCGGCATCTACTTGTCCAATGACAAGGACTGGGGAACCAACCCATGCTGTGAGATTGGACTACGACCTTTTCAGTTCTGTAACCTGACTGAAGTAAATGTTAGTAACATCACAGGACAAAATGATCTAGAGGAACGAGTGAGGGCTGCTACATTTATCGGCACACTCCAAGCAGGCTATACTGACTTCCATTATCTTCGCAACGTTTGGCAGCGAACAACTGAAAAAGATGCACTCATCGGTGTGTCTATGACAGGCATCGCTTCGGGTCGTGTGCTCCAAGACGACATTAGTTTGACGGATGCTGCGAACGTAGTGAAAGAAGAGAATGCCCGTGTTGCTGATAAGATTGGAATCAACCAGGCAGCCCGTACAACCTGCGTAAAACCTGCGGGCACCACGAGTTTGACCCTGGGAACATCCAGTGGCATCCATGCGTGGCACAACGATTATTATGTTCGCCGAATTAGAGTTGGCAAAAATGAGCCAATTTATTGGCACCTCGCTGTGAACCACCCAGAACTGGTGGAGGATGAGTACTTCCGTCCCCACGATACAGCCGTCATCTCAGTGCCCCAACGAGCACCCGAAGGTTCCATCCTGCGTGATGAAAGTGCGTTCCAACTTTTGCGGAGAGTAAAGAAGATTACAAGAGAATGGGTCACCCCTGGCAAACGATCGGGTCAGAATGGACATAACGTCTCTGCTACCATCTCTCTCCACGAGAACGAATGGACAGATGCCGGCGAATGGATGTGGGAGAACCGCAAGCATTATAACGGATTAGCCGTACTTCCTCATAACGGAGGTACTTACCAACAGGCACCCTTTGAAGACTGCTCCAGGGAAAAGTTTGAAGCAATGATGTCTACGCTCCAGGATGTTGACCTCACCAAGATTGTTGAAGAGGATGACAACACCGACCTCAAGGGCGAAGCAGCTTGTGCTGGCGGTGCGTGCGAAATTACTTAAAGGGAAACAAAAAGTATTATATAATGTAAGGGAAGAAAGGAGTCTATTATGGCTACTCTAAACTTTATTATGCCCGATGATCTTAAAGAGGGCTTTTGCGAACGAGAAGAAAAGCAGCCCAAGAATAAACATACTTGGCTGCCATCAGGACAAACACGAGCAATTGTTGGTGACGAGATAGCCCTTGAGTGCTATTGCAAGCACTGCAATATGCGTGAATGGACCCAAACTTCTCGCTTTGAATTTGAAATGTTACAGGACTATTGGAAGGAATTACGATGAAACCACTAAATCGCAGACTACTTATTGAAGTAATTGAGGAGGAGCCAGAACAGGGGGCCTTCTTCGTTCCTGTGGAGGAAAAGGTGGAGGAGTTCTTGACGGCAAAGGTAATTGAGTGTGCAGAAGACTGTACTAATGATCTAGCTGGCAAGACTGTGGTCATCCATTCCTTCGGGAGAGAAGAAGTAAAAGTCAAGGGAAAGAAATATACTTTCATCGGCGAGAATCACTTGATCTGCGTAGAATAATATAATGAAACAAATTATCAATGAGTGGAAAAAGTTTTTGAATGAGTCTGGGTTCAATAGGATCAAGAATATCCTGCAAGGTAAAGTAGCCTCTGTGGATACGGTTGGTTTCCTCACAGGTGAAAACCCCATGGCTCAAAAGATGTCTTCCAAGGAGAACCGAACTCTCAACAAGGAGTTGATGGCTTGGATGCGTGAACGAGGCTACGGGCCTATTCGTATCCGTGGGAAGTTTGGAAACAAAGAACGCTCAATGATTATTCCTAACATCACTAGGGAAGATATGGTAGAGGTTGGACAATACTTCACCCAAGAATCTGTTATCTGGGGAGAGAAGACCGGGGAAAACCAATTTGTATTTGAATACATTGAAGGCGACAAGACTATGCAGAAGAGAGATGTAGTTTTGTTTGACGATGAAGTTCAAGCCCGTGAAGATTTCTATTCCCAGGAGAGACAATCAGCCGGTCGCAAATTTTATATTCCTTTCTTTGACGACCAGTATGAAATGGAAGAGGGCTTTGAGTACGATTACGACTTGCCCAGCCTAAGCGAAATTGAAAGAGAAAGTAATAGCGAACTCATTAAAGAAATTAATAACAGGATTGGTTACACTTTGGAAGCAGACCGCCCTCCTAAGTCACGCTGGCATCACCGCCAAATCCTCCGTATTAAGCTTCGGGAACTAAAAAAGAAACTATGAAAAAATTAATCAAAGACTTTAAGCAATTCCTCACTGAAGCACAAAAGAGCGACTACGACTCTGGTGGAGAAATTATGCTCTACCATTATGCTCCAGTGGACGCTGATCAGATTATCGTGGATCCAAAATACTTTGCGGACAGAGCTAAAAGAAGCACGTTTAGTATGAGAGAATATGAAACAAGCACAGTGCCCCGAACCTTTTGGTATGTGGATGCAACGCAAAGAGAGAGGCAGGTTTCCTCAGGACGTAATCTATATGCTGCAACTATCCCTGCTGGTGAAATCTATGACTTTAGGAATGACCCCGAGGGTCATAAAGAGATGCACGCCCACCCCACCTATGGGCTACGAAAAGGCGTAGAGTGGAATGAGATGTTAGAGCACATCCGAGAAAGCTATGCCGGCATTTATTATTCACTAAACAATTTTGACGTGGTGTCCCTCTTTGTGCCATATGAAGCAACGAGAGTATCACCAGAAGAACAAGCCCAACTAGAAGGCAGCCAGGAAAGGTAATCACATGAGATTAGATGGAGAATCCTACGGCATTGACGTAGGAAGTTTTGTGATGAGTTTTCATCACGGGCTTTTAAGAATGGGAGTAGTGGAGTCCAAGCGTAAGGATGCCGAGGGCTGGACTCGCTTCACTGTAGACTTCTTGGAGGATGATATTCACGAAGCCAGAGTTGAGTGGGACAAAAAACTTAATTCTAAAAAGGTTTGGACAAATGAATTTCGTGCTGAATACCTTAAACCAGTCAGCGTCCAATGGCTGAAAAATGTCATGGATGCCCATGGGAGATATAAAGATGAGCGACGAACAGAAAACGGTTGAAGAAGTTACTGACGATTTAATCCCGAAGCCACCTTCAAAGTTGGCACCACGAGGGATTACCAGTTTCACGGTTTTCCGTCAGCAAGATGAGACAGGAGTTTCTGGCGAAGGAGTAGTGATTGAGGGCGTTGTCATGGCGACAGGTCAATGCGTTGTTCACTGGCTCTACCCGCCACCCCGTGGAGGTATTGCTATCTTTGATAGTATGAGCGACTTTGTGAAGGTTCACATTGAACCCCACCCAGCCAATCAAACAATCATCACCTATCAAGACGGGCACAAAGATGTCTATGGCGGCAAGCCCGAAGAAGATAAACAGGAAGAAGAAAAATAAATCTCCTATATAAAATAATTGGAGTTCCCCATACGATGGGTGGAGAGCAGGGCACTGGGAGCCCTGCTCATTTTTTTCTTGAACTATTCAGAATCTCTGCTATAATAGTATCGCACCAAAATAGGAAGGTAGTCAATGACTAACCGAATTGAAAGCAAGATCCCATTCGTGGGATTACATGCTCACTCAGGACTCTCACCGTTTGACGGACTGGGAATGCCTGGGGAACATATGGACTTCGCCTACGAGAATGGGATGAACGCCCACGCCCTGACCGACCACGGTCATATGAACGGGCTCTCGTTTCAAGTGGAACACTTAAAGAAAATGAAGGAAGACGGCAAAGACTTTCGGGCCCTCTACGGATGTGAATCCTACTTCATTAAGTCCCATCGTAAATGGCGCACGATGTACGAGGAGCACAAGGCTAACTCCAAGAAGCAGAAGAAGGAAGAGTATGGGATGGTCATTGAGGATGAGGACCGTCAGAAGAAGTTCAATCCTCTCAACAGCCGCAGCCATCTCGTGATGGTTGTCCAGAACCAAGTAGGGCTAAACAATCTTTTCCAGTTGGTGTCCAACAGCTATCAACCAGAAAACTTTTATCGTTATCCTCGTATGGATTTTGAGATGCTGGACAAGTACAATGAGGGGCTCATCATCAGTAGTGCCTGTATGTCTGGTCCATTGTTCGCAGACTTCTGGAAGCACCGAGACAAGAGCCCTGACCATGTACTCTCCGCTATGCGAGATACAATTGCTCAGTTCAAAGAGATCTTCGGCGACAGATTCTACGGAGAGATCCAGTGGAATGATATTCCGGAGCAGCATCTCGGCAACAATCTTATTATCCAAGCCTGTATGGAAATGGGCGTAGAGGTCATCAGCACAGCCGATAGCCACTACCCACGACCAGAGCTTTGGAAAGAGCGAGAGATGTACAAGCGCATTGGCTGGGGTGGTAAGATTCCAGCGTGGGCTGAGGGTGGCAATGGCCTCCCCGACTCGGTTGATGAGGTCGGCTACGAACTCTACCCGAAGAATGGCGACCAGATGTGGGAGAGTTATAAGAGCTACTCCGCCAAGCATCGCACCGAGTACGATGATACACTTGTCCGTGACTCAATTGAGCGTACTCATCACATTGCGTTTGACCGCTGTGAAGACTTCCTTCCCAACAGTGATGTTCGCTTGCCTGAGTTCGTGGTGCCCGAAGGTAAGACAGCCATCCAGGCTCTGACCTCTGACGCTTTAGTGGGGATGAAAGAAAAGAATATCACAGACCCAGAATATGTGGACCGTCTCAAATATGAACTCGGTATCATTAAGGAGCGTGGGTTCGCTCAATACTTCCTGACGATGAAAGCCATCTCGGACAAAGCCCAAGAGGAAATGTTGGTCGGACTTGGACGAGGTTCAGCCGCCGGCTCACTACTATCATATGTTCTGGACATCACCCAGATTGATCCGATCAAGTATGCTCTCCAGTTTGAGAGGTTCCTAACCAAGGGCGGCAAGGGCTACCCAGACATTGACTTTGATGTTGAGGAGCCAATGGAACTGAAGCAGCAACTCGCAGAGGAGTGGGGAAAGATTGGGGTCAATGTTGTTCCTATCAGCAACTTCAACACGCTCCAATTGCGCTCGCTGATTAAAGACATCGGTAAGTTTTATGATATTCCATTCATGGAAGTCAACAAAGTTACGGGCGTGATGATGAGCGAGGCAACCCCACTAGCCAAGAAGGCTCACGGGCAGACTGCCGGTGTCTACACTCCCACATTTGACGAGGTAAAAGAATACAGCGAAACTCTTCAGGCATTCTTTAAAAAGTATCCAGAGGTAGCAACTCATGTTGACCACTTGTTCGGCAATATGCGTAGTATCTCCAGGCACGCTGGTGGAGTTGTGGTCGCAGAGAACCTTGACCGCCATATGCCCCTGATCAATTCAGGCGGAGTCATCCAGACTCCATGGAGTGAAGGGCAGAACGTCAGACACTTGGAGCCGCTCGGCTTCATTAAGTTTGACCTGCTCGGGCTCTCAACTCTCCGTATGATCTCGGGAGCTATCCGCCACATCCTCAAACGCCACCAAGGTATTGAGGAGCCAACCTTTGAACAGGTGAGAGATTATTATAATACTAACCTCCACCCAGATTCAATTGACTTTGATAATCAAGTAG